ACAAGATGTTAAATGGCAAAGATGAATATAACTCACCAATTACAGAAGAAAGATTGTGTGAAACTATAAATACTTGTATGGAAATTATAAGTAAAGTGTTTAAGGGGGAATTTGTATGATTATAGAAAGTCAAGATAAGATGGAAATATTTAATTTTGATGAAATATTTAGATTATATGTAGATAATTGGTCAAATGAAGAATTTGCAACAGAACCTAATTGTTTTTGCATCAAAGCAGAAAAATCTAGTGACAATATGATTTGTGCTTTTTTAGGAGAATACAAAACAGAAGAAAGAGCAAAAGAAGTGTTACAAGATATAATAGGATTTTATATCAGAACAGAAGAAAAAAATAAAGTTTATAGAATGCCAAAGGAGTGATAATAAATGGTTGAATTTTTAAGTGGGTTGCTAATTGGAACTTTTATAGGAATTACCTTAATGTGCATTTTACAAGTAGCAAAAGATGAGGAGGAAAAGTAAATATGGAAAAGCCAACAATATGTAGGTACTGTGGAAGTCCAGTTGTTTTTACTTCAAATGCTGAAATATATGGAAGAGAATATGGAGACGGAAAATGCTATTTGTGCAGAAATTGTAAAGCTTTTGTAGGGGTACATCCAGGAACAGATACACCACTTGGAACTTTAGCAAATGCAGAGTTAAGAGAATGGAGAAAACAAGCACATTACTGGTTTGATCAGATATGGAGAAAACCTTTAAGAATAACAACAAGGTATAAAGCTTATGGGTGGCTAGCTGAACAATTACATATTTCAAGAGAATATACACATATTGGTATGTTTGAAAAAGAAGAATGCGAAGAAACAATTAGACTTTCAAAAATTAGAATAGAAAAATATAAAAAACAAAGGAGTGAGATATTTGAATGGATTTAAAGTAGGAGAATTAGTGGTTTTTGTAGGGAAAGATCCTGATAATGAAATTTATACTGTAGAAATAGGAAAAATAAAAAAATTGTGCGAAGATGGAGCTTTTGTAAATTATCATACAGGAGAAACTGCTGCAAAAACTAATTATTCAGACCTATATAAACTAAAAAATTCTTATGTAATAGAAAAAGAAAATTTGGGTGGTGGTCTTAATTGAAATTAGAATTAAGAGATTACCAAAAGGAATGTATAGAATTAATTGATAAATTAGAGCCAGGATCATATTTAATACAAATGGCAACAGGTTGTGGAAAAACAGCAACATTTACAAACATAAAAAGAAAAGGTCGTGTACTAGTCCTAGCACATAGAGAAGAACTAGTTACACAACCAATAAAATACTATGACTGCCCTGTGGGAATTGAAATGGCGAATCACAAATCCCATGGAGAACCAGTTGTAATAGCATCAGTACAAAGTATAATACATAGATTAGATAAATTCAAGCCTGATGAGTTCGATATGATAATAACAGATGAAGCTCATCATGCTGCAGCAAAGAGTTATAAGAAAGTATATGAATATTTTAAACCAAGATTACATTTAGGTTTTACAGCAACACCTAATAGAGGAGATAATGTAAGACTTGATGATGTATATCAAGATATTATATTTGAAAGAGATATTAGGTGGGCAATAAAAAATCATTATTTAACAGATATTTATTGTATGAGGGTAAATATAGGTTATGACATCTCAAAAGTAGCAAGAAGAATGGGAGATTTTGCACCAGGAGAACTTGATGAAGTTATGAATCAAGAAGTACTTAACCAAGCGATTTTTGATGCGTATAAAAAATATGCAAAAGGACAAACACTTATATTTGCTTGTAGTGTAAATCATGCTGAAGCAATTGCAAAGAAAATAAAAGGTGCAGTTGCAGTAACTGCAGAAACGAAAAACAGAGAAGAAATAATAAGAAAGTTTACAAATAGAGAAATACCTGTATTAGTAAATTGTATGTTATTTACCGAAGGAACAGATATGCCTCTTGTTGAAACGGTAATGATTGCGAGACCAACAAGCAACAGTAGTTTATATACTCAAATGGTAGGTAGAGGATTAAGACTTTATCCAGGAAAAGAAAAATTAACATTGATAGATTTAGTAGGAACAACAGGAAGAGCTAATCTTTGCACAGCTCCAACACTAATAGGAATAGATTTAAATGGAGTACCAGCAAGCAAACAGGATGAAATACAAGGGGATTTATTTGAATTACCTGACATAGTTGCTAAAAAAGCGGATTGTCCTTCAGCTTGGATTAGAAATATTGAAATAGTAAATTTATGGGCAAAAGAACAAAGTTACAATACACATGGAGTTAATTATTTCAAGATGCCTAATGGAAATATGGTTGTAAGTATTCCTAAAAAGAAAATAGTTATACCAGCACAAGATGAGTTAGGAAAGACAACATGGAATGGTAAAAAAGTAAGTATGCAAAAGGCTTTTGATGAAGCATATTTGTATTTGAAAGAAAATTATTCAGAGCAAGAGTATATTTGGAATATTGAAATGATAAAAAAATGGGGAAGAGTACCAGCAAGTGAAAAGCAAATTGCTTCAATAAAAAGATTCATGAAAGATTTTGACACAGAAAACTTAAATAAAATGCAAGCAACACAAATATTAAATAGATTATTTTATAGGTAGGTGATTAAAATGAGTAAAAAAGGATTTGATTTTAGATTAGAAGTTGAAAATGTAAAGGATAATGAAGAATTTAATAATAATACAGAGTTAATAAATGAAATAAAAAAATTATTTAAAGAAACACCGTTCCCTTTAGATGGTGCAGGATTTTGTGAGAATCGAGAATTTTTAATAATTTCTGGACAAGTTTGTAGAGATAGCAAGAAAGAAGCTCAAGCCGAATATACAATTTTTAAGGAAAAACTATTAAGAATATTTAAAAGATTTTATAAAAAGGTAAGGTTAATAGATATATTTATTGCATACTTTACAACTTTGCATTAAGGAGTGATTAAATGCCAAGAAGAGGATATATATTTGAAAATCAAATAAAAAAAGTATGTGAGTATGTAGAAGCAATAGGTGGACACGCACACAAAAATCATGCAGAACGATTACAAGATGGTACATACATAAAAGGAGAGCCATTTGATTATGAGATATTTCTGCCAAATTATAAAGCAGTATTTGATGCAAAAGAATGCAAAACTAGAAAATGGCACATGGTTGATAAAGATATAAAACAATGTGATGAAATGAAAAAATGCAAAAATGCAGGGCTCAAAGCATATTTCTTAATATGCTTTGAAGGCTCTGATGTGAGAATGATAGATGTAGATACAGCAATAGCGACATTAAGAAGCGGAAGCAAAACGATATCCGCAGAAGGAAATCCAAGCTGGGATTTAATAAATATACTAGGAGGAAAAAGCAAATGAAATGTACAGGAAAAGAATGGGATACTTGTAGAGTAGAAAAAATGGGATGTAAAGGTTGTTATTATGATGAATCAAAAGCGGACGAAATGTTTAAAAAGCTGGGATATAAAAAACAATATGAGAATGAAGATATTTATTATTATAAAGATATAGAACTAAAAGATGAATATATTATTTTTACAACAAGTTATAAAAGTTTTTCAAAAATAAGTTTTTATCATGATGCAGGATATCTCACTATGCAGGAATTACAAGCAATAAATAAAAAATGCAAAGAAATGGAGTGGCTACAATGAAAGTATTTAGATTTATGTCAAAAGTTGAATTTGAAAAATATAAAAATAATTTTATTTTAAAAAATAATAAAAAACATGATGGAAAAACAAATTCAATAGGATTTTGTTTCTTAAATGTAGAAGATTTTACTCCTGAAGAAGCAATACACTTTTTAAGTGGAATTGTGACATTTGATGTATGTGCAGTATTTGAAACAGATGAAAAATTAAACAAGACTTATGGTATTTATGCAAAACCAATAAAAAGTACAGGAAATCCAATTGAAGATTTAATGAATTTATTTTGTGGCTTTAATGAGAGATTTACAGCTGATGAATATTGTATAACAGAATATGATAAAAAAAGAATGAAATTGATAAAATATAGTGAGGAAATTTGGAAACAATGGAATCCAAAAGAAAACCAAGAAGAATTGAAATGGGTGGAGGTATAAAGAAAATGAAAACATGGGAAGAAATGACAAAGTTAGATAAAAGAAATAAAATGATGATTGCATTTTATATTTTTATGGCAATATTTGAAATAGGTGCAGCAATTTTTGAAAAAGAATTTATTTGGACAATAGTTGCTTTATTATGGATAAATATTGCTGTAATGGAATATTGTAATGCCAAAATGTTAAAAGGTAAAGAGGCAATTATTAAATTGCAAGAGGAACATATTGATATACAAGATGATATGATAATGGATTTATTAAAAGATTTATCAATGCCTTATGTAGTAATAGAAACTGATTTAATAAAAATACCTGAAAATTTTACAAAGCCAAACAAAAATAAATTAAAAAATAGAATTGAATATTACAACAAAAACAAGTGTTTTAAAGTACCAATAATTATTGATCCAAGCAATATGTTGTTAGATGGATATACTTCATATTTAATTGCTAAACAGTACAATTTAAAAACAGTACAAGCTAAAGTAAAGATTGGAGAATAGAATATGAAAGATGTAACAAAGAGATATGTAAATATGATTGAATCTTTTGAATGTGATTTTGCACTACTTAACATCAAGCCAAATGAAGAAGGTAAAGAAAAAATAAGGGTAGATTTTCCAATGTCAAAACAACTTTATGATGATGTAGAACTATTAAAAGAATTGAGTTTCAATTTAAGACATAAAAAAATAAAAATTGTGGAGGAAGAATAATGGAAGTAGAAGTAAGAAAATATAAAGGAGTAATATTAGATTTGGAAGGGGTAACAGTGACTAAAAGTAGTTTTGATAAACCAAGAATAGCATATTATAGAGTAAAATTGTATGATGCAGACAAAAAAGCAACTATTGATTTATTAAATGTTGATCCAAAAGAAATAAAAATAATTCAATAAGAAAGTAAGTAAATAAATTTACTTACAAAAAATAGAAACAACTCGAATAATTATGAAAGGAGATGTTAAAAATGGCTATAATTAAAGCAATATTTATATTTTTTATAGGTTTATATGCACTATCAAAAATGATTGATGGAATGAATAATAAATATTCAGATAATAAAGATAAAATTATAAATTTAATAGAAATAGTAGTCAGCATAGTATTAACTTTCTTTATATTCAAATTTTAGGAGGTGCAAAAGATGAAAATACAAGAAGTATTAGAAAACTATAATTCCCTTAAAGCAAGCATAACAATAACAGAAGGAGAAATACAAGAATTAAAGAATGAAGTGTTAGATTGTAGAAGTGCAAATTTAGATGGTATGCCAAAAGCACAAGGTTATACAACTTCAAGTATAGAAACATATATTGCAGAGAAAGAGGAGAAGATAAATAATAAACAAAGATACATAGATAAAACAAAAATAAAACTAGAAATAGTAGAAAGTTTAGTAAAAACATTAAAGAAATATAACCAGGATATTATTGATATGAGATATTATCAAATGATGAGTATTGAAGAAATTGCAGTAAAGAAAGACAGAGGCTATGGAGCAATACAAAAAACAATTGATAGATCAATAAGAATTATGCAAAAAGAATACAATAAAAATAAAATGTCTTAATTTTGTATATAAAATTTATATATTTTGTCTATATTTTTTCAAAAAATAATCTGTTATAATTATAATTGAGAAAATTGTAAATACCTTTTTGTTTCTCCTTTGTAATAAGGTCGCCGATATAAATGTCGGTGACTATTTTTATATTGCGGAGATGGTGCAATGGAAGCACAAGGGGCTCATAACTCCTAGACGAGGTTCGAATCCTCTGTCCGCAACCAAAAAAATACAAAAGAGGTATGCCTATGAATTTGGGTAGATGTATGTTAAGAGAATGTAAGACTTGTAGATATGAAGCAAGTTGCTTTAAGGAGTATAGAAATGAATATTCAAAAAATAGAAATAACAAAACTAAAGCCAGCGGAGTACAATCCAAGAAAAGATCTAAAACCCGAGGACGAAGAATACCAAAAAATAAAGAGAAGTATTATTGAATTTGGATATGTAGCACCTGTAATAGTTAATTCAGATATGACTGTTATTGGAGGACACCAAAGGCTAAAAGTGTTAAAGGAATTAGGGTACAACGAAGTAGAATGTGTAGTTGTAGATTTAAATAAAAATAAAGAAAAAGCTTTAAACATAGCACTAAATAAAATTAGTGGCGATTGGGATAATAACAAGTTGGAAGAATTGCTTGCAGAGCTAAAAGAAACTGACATTGATTTAGATATAACAGGCTTTTCTTTTGATGAAGTTGATAATATTCTAAAGGATATAACAGGCTCAAAGGAAGATGACTTTGACATACAACAAGCCCTGGATGAAATAGATGAACCAACAACTAAAACAGGAGATATTTGGATATTAGGTAGACATAGGCTAATGTGTGGAGATAGTACGCAAAAAGAACAAGTTTTGCGTCTTATGAATAACCAAGAGGCAGATATGCTTCTTACAGATCCACCTTATAATGTAGACTATGAAGGAAAAACAGCAGATGCTTTAAAAATTGAAAATGATAATATGAATGAAACAGAGTTTTATAATTTTTTACTTGATTCGTTTAGAAATATGTATGAATCAGTAAAATATGGAGGCTCTGTTTATGTTTTTCATGCTGATACAGAAGGCTTAAATTTTAGAAATGCCTTTAAATCTTGTGGATTTAAACTAGCTCAATGTTTAGTATGGGTAAAAAATACATTTGTTATGGGCAGACAAGACTACCAATGGAGACATGAACCAATTTTATATGGATGGAAGGAAGGTGCAGGACATTATTTTGTAGATGATAGAAAACAAAGTACAGTATTAGAATTTGATAAACCTTCAAGAAATGCAGAACATCCAACAATGAAACCTGTTGATTTATTAGTATATCTGATTAAAAATTCAAGTAAAGAGGATAACTTAATACTTGATTTGTTTGGCGGAAGCGGTTCGACATTGATTGCTGCAGAACAAACAAAAAGAAAGTGTTATACAATGGAGCTTGATCCAAAGTATTGCGATGTAATAGTAAAAAGATGGGAAACACTAACAGGAGAAAAAGCAGAGTTGCAAAAGTAATGGAGGTGGGTGATATGATTTGACAGAAGTGAATGTAAAAGAATTTAAAAAAGATTACTTAAATGGGCTAAAATATAAAGAGCTTATGGACAAATATAATATTACTCAACCAGAGTTACAAAAACTGATAAGACATAATAAACTAACTAGAACTAAAAGCCAAGCACAAATTGGGAACAAAAATTCAGTAGGAAACAATGGCGGTGCGAAAGAAAATAATAAAAATGCTGTAACAACAGGAGAATATGAAACAATATTCAAGGATGTATTAACAGAGGAAGAATTAGAAGTTTATAATATTGTAGATTTTCAAGACAATAGAATGTTGCTGTTGGATGAATATAGAATATTAACTGTTCGTGAAAAAAGAATGATGGCAAGAATAAATAAATTACAAAATAAGGATAAGGACTTAACAATAGGAAGCATAAGAAAAAGAGAAACTAGAAGAAAAGCATCAGTAGAAACCGAAACTGTAACCGAAGCGGAATCTACTATAAGTCTTATTCAAAAAATAGAAGAAGGATTAACAAGAGTACAGGATGCTAAAAGAAAATGTTTAGAAACATTACAAAAACTTGATAATGAAAATGATAATACTTTAAATTTAAATGTTTCTGCAGTTAATCCAATATTAGAGAGTATAAATAGACAATTAGGTGGTGGTTTAAATGGAAGAAAATGAGGCATTTCCACTATCTGAAAAATATATAGATTTCTTAAACCATAAAGCAAGTACAGAGTTTTTGGAAGGAACAACATTTGCAGGAAAAACAACAGTTGGTATTCCAAAGTTCATGTTTAGAGTAGCAGATGATGATAGTTCAAAACCAAGCATTATTGCTGGTCTTGATTTAGGAACAATAGAAAAAAATATTATTAATGCAGACAATGGATTGATAGCAGTATTTGGAGAATATGAAAATGGTGGAGCAATAGAATACAATCCAAAAGGTGCTAAAAAAATTACATTGCCACATATTATTTATCATACACCAAAAGGAAATAAAATCATTTATGTTCTAGGATATGATAATAAAGCAAGATGGAAAAAAGCACTTGGTGGACAAGTTTTTGGGTTATTCATAGATGAGTTTAATATAGCAGATATGGAATTTGTTAGAGAAGCATTTATGAGAGCAGATTATAGACTATGTACTATGAACCCTGATGATCCAAACAAAGAATGTTATTCACAATTTGTTAATCATGCTAGACCAACAGAAAAATATAAAAATGATGCACCAATAGAACTTCTTGAAATGTTAAATCAAGAGCAAATTGATGATTGGACTTGGTGGTATTTTACATTTGACCATAATAAGAGCTTGACACCAGAGAAGAAAAAGAAAATTATAGAATCTGTGCCAGTAGGTACAAAACTATGGAAAAATAAAATAAAAGGTTTACGAGGCAAGTCAACAGGACTTGTTTTTATTAATTTTGATAGAAGAAAACACTGTATAACAAAAAATGAAGCAAAGAGTTATTTAAGACAAGTAAGCTCTGAAACAGTACAATTGAATATAAAATATAAAACAAATAAAGAAGTAAATGAACATTTTATACAATTTACTGCAGCATTAGATACATCTTATAGTTCGTTAAGTCCTGATACTATTGCGATGTCTTTTGCAGGAATAACAAACAAAGGTAAATATATATTGCTAGATGAAAAAGTTTATAACAATGCTGATTTAGAAGAGCCACTTGCACCAAGTGATACTGTTAAAAATTTTGTCGATTTCTTGGAGAGAAACAGAAAAGAGTGGGGACTAGCAAAAAATACATTTATTGATAGTGCAGACCAAGCAACAATAAAAGAATTTGCAAAATATAAAAGGAAAACAGGTTGTATATACATATTCAATAATGCTTGGAAAGCTAAAATGGAAATAATAGATAGAATAAATACACAGCTTGGATGGTTTAAAGATAATTGCTATTTTATTGTTGATACTTGTAATAATTATTGTAACGAGTTAGATGTATATTCATGGAAGGAAGATAAAGACAATGAACCTGAAGATGGAAATGATCACATGGTTAATAGTTGTCAATATAGTTGGATTCCGTATGTTGATAAGATAGGAGTTAGAAAATGAAATTTGGAGAAAGAGTGAAAAATATGATTAAGTCATGGTTAGATATTAGACCAGCACAAGGTCAAACATTTATAGTTAATGAAAATATGGATTTTCAAGCTAATTGTATAAGAAATAAAATATGGTATAGAGGAGATAGCAGAGAATTATCTGAATTTTATGGTCAATTAAATTATGCTGATGATACATTTTGGGGAGCTACACAAACTGCAGATATAAGAATGAAAAAGTCACATTCAGGTTTGCCAAAGCTAATGATTAAAACACTAATAAATACAGTTATGACAGACTATGGCGGTGATGATGTAGAAGATGAATATTGGAAAGAAGTTAATGAAGAAAACAAATTTGATACTAAAATGTTAAAAAGTCTACTTGGAGATGCTTTATACATTGGAGATGGAGCAATAAAAATAAATTATGATCCTGATATTTCAGATAAAGCAATACTTGAATGGGTAGATGGTTCAAAAATAGATTTTGTATATAAAAGAGGTCGCTTAATAGAAATTGTTTTTAAATCATTTCACGAAGAAGGCAATTATACATATCTATTAGAAGAACATTATGGGTATGGATATATAAAATATGTATTACTACAAGGTGATAAAGAAGTAGAATTAAATACTGTTAAAGAATTGTCAAAATTAAAAGATCTTTCTTTTGATAAAAGTGTTATGTGGGCAGTTCCAATAATGTTTAATGAATCAGCAAAATATAAAGGTAGAGGAGAGTCTATTTTCGATGGAAAATATGACTCTTTTGATAGTTTAGATGAAATAATTTCTCAATGGTTAGAAGCGGTTAGAGCAGGAAGGGCAATAAAATATATTCCTGAAAGTTTAATTCCAAGAGATGAAGAAACAGGGGAACTTTTAATAAATAGTAATCCATTTGATAATAAATTCGTTTCTCCTGAAGGAAATATGAGTGAAAATGGACAAGATACAATAGAAATAAAACAAGCTGAAATTCCAACAGAGAATTACTTACAGTCTTATATAACATTTTTAGATTTATGTTTACAAGGAATTGTTAGTCCTAGTACACTTGGAATTGATAATAAGAAGTTAGATAATGCAGAGGCACAAAGAGAAAAAGAAAAAACTACTTTATATACTAGAGGTTTAATAATAGATACTTTAGCAGATTTTATTCCAAGAGTAATTAACACAGTTCTAAAATCAAAGGCACAAATTGATAAGAAATCTATTCCTGAAGATAAAGAAATTACATTAAAATTTGGAGAATATGCAAATCCATCATTTGAAGCACAAGTTGAAACTGTAACAAAAGGAAAACAAGGCGGAATAATGTCTATTGAAGCAAGTGTTGAAGAATTATACAAAGATGACAAAGATGAAGAATGGAAGCAACAAGAAATAGCTAGATTAAAAGCTGAACAAGGAATTATAGACATTGAAGAACCAGCAGTAAATTATGATTTGGAAATGAATGAAGATGCTACCGACACAAATGTCGATACCAATAAAGTAGAAAATCAAGAAAAAGAACCAAATGCGAAAATAGATGGTCAAGATAAAAATAAAAAAGACCAGGAGAATATAAATGAATAATGAATACAGTATCAGCAGGGCATTTCAAAGAATAGAAGAGACATTGATAAAGTCGATGAAAAGAAACCTTACGAGACATTTGAATGAAGAGAAAGATTTAGATATGAATTGGAGTGCCTGGCAAGCTGAACAGTTAAAAGGATTAGAAAAGTTTAAACAAGAAAATAAAAAAATGTTTAAAAATGATTTTTCTACTATAAATACTGATATAGAAGAACTAATAAAAAAGAGCTATGATAATGGAAAGCTGGAACAGGAAAAAGTAATATTAGAAGCTATACAAAATGGTACATTTAGTAGCAATAATAAAAAAATAAGTAAATTATGGCATATTTATAATACAAGTAAAAATAAAAGAATCAAAAAGAAACAGTTAACTAGAATATATGATATTACAAATCAAACGGAGTCAGGTTTTTTTAGAATAAATGAAAGAAAGCTAAAAGCACTTATAAAAGAAACAACAGAAAACTTTGACAAAGCTGAATTATCAATATTAAGATTTACTAATGATCAATATAGGCAAATAATATATGATGCCCAGGTATATGCAAATACAGGTTCAGGAACAATACAACAAGCAGTTGATATGGCTACAAAAGATTTTCTTGCAAAAGGAATAAATAATATTGAATATGCAAATGGAGCTATGGTAAATATAGCATCTTATGCACAAATGGCTATTAGAACAGCAAATAAAAGAGCATATTTACAAGGCGAGGGAGAAAAAAGAGCTGAATGGGGAGTTCATACAGTTTTAGTTCCAAATCGTGGTGGAGGTTGTCCATATTGTATTAAATTCCAAGGTAAAGTTTTTATTGATGATGTATGGAGCGGTGGAACGGCAACGGAAAGCAAAGAAACTGGTTATCCATTGTTAAGTACAGCTGTAAAAGCTAAATTATTTCATCCTAATTGTAAGGATACAACTGTTACATATTTTCCAGGAATAAATACAAAACCGATTCCTCCAACAAGAGAAGAATTGGAAATTAAAAAAGAAAATTATATGAATGAACAGAAATTAAATTATATTGATAGAAATATAAATAAATATTCAAGACTTGAATTAGGAAGTCTAGACGATGAAAATATTGAAAAGTATCATAATAAAAGGTTACAATGGCAAGAATATAAGGAAAAATTTATACAAGATCATAAAACAACATTTAGTGATATTATAAAACTTGAAAAAGAAAGATTTAAGAATGAAATAAATAATAGGATTAGCAATAATATAGTAAATGAAACTAAAATCACAGAAGTATCAGATCATTTAGTTGATAGAATTAAAGAAAGAAAACTTAATATAGATGATATTGAGCATACATTGAAAAATCCTTTAAAATATGGTAAAATTAAGTATGACAAGTACGATAGACCAAGTTTTAGTGTGGTTGGAGAAAAATGTACTGTATATGTAAACCCTGATAATGGAATAATAACAACAATACATAAAACTCACACTAAGACAGTAGAAAAATTGAAAGGAAATAACAAAGATGAAAATTGATATAAAAGATCTAGAAAAATTAAAAAAAATTGATGATCCTGAAATAAATAAGTTAATAAATGAATTAGATGTTGAAAATATTGAAGAAAACAAAGCAATAGAATTTATGGAATTGCTTTATGAAAAGTCAAATGAATATTTAAGCAATCCTGGATACAATGAAACGGAAGAAAGTTCATTGCTTGAAAGAGTTGCTGATAATATATATGAACAAACTAAATAATTATAAAAGTGTTGAAAAGAGCCTAAAAGGGCTCTTTTTTAGTGCTTAAATTAGAAAGGAGGGAGTAATTTGATGGGAAGCAAGGAATTTATTGTAAAATGTAAAGAACTAGTGAAAGAATATGCAAAAGAACATTTAGATAAGAGCGATGAAATACCAGAGTTTGATGTGTTTGTAGTGTGGAGTTGCAAAACATTGCAAAATAGTAAAGCATTATTAAGCACTACTTTATGTGACGGTATGTATTACGAATGTACTTTAAATGGAGATAAAAAAGAAATATATTTTGATGCTTATAAGAAGTTTGAAAATAAATGTATTAAATTAGAGGAGGAAAAGTAAAAATGGGAAGAAAAAAATCAGAAGAAATAAAGGAAAATGTTGTGGATGAAGCAACAGAAAAAGAAGCAGTTACTAGTACAGGAGAAACATTAGAAGAAATGAAAGGTGAAAGTATAGAAACACCTGCAGAAGAAAATAACATTGAAGCAACAGAAAAGGTGCTTGAAGAAAAAGAATTGAAGGCTAATACAAATTTCAAAGATAAATATACAAATGAATTGTATGAAAAAGATACTATATTCGTAATATCTGAAACAACAGAAACAAAAAAAATAGAAAATAAAAAATATGAAATATCAAAAGCTAGAGCAAAAGAATTAAAAGCTAAAGGCTATGTAGATATTAATTAAGAGTCTAAAAAGGCTCTTTTTTTATGTGACCAAACACTGATGTCCTAAAAAGCTTGTGTATATAGTCATTTCAAGACTTTAAAAAGTTATAGGAGGTAGTGAAACATGGAAGGAAATGAAGCAAACAACAATAATGCAAATTCTAACCAAAATGCCCAAAACACTACAGGGCAAAACAACAATGCAAATCAACCAAATAATAATTCTAATGGAATTGATTATAACAAAATCCAAGAAATTATTGAAGGAAGAAATGCAAAAACAGAAGATAGTGTGTTAAAAGCCTATTTTCAAAAGCAAGGATTAAGTCCTGAAGAGATGGAAAGTGCAATAAATGCTTTTAAGACTCAAAAGGCTAATCAAGCGAATGCTCAAAACAAAGAGCTAACTGATACACAAGCATCATTACAAAAAGTTCAATTAGAAAATCAAAGATTAAAAATAGAGAAGAAAGCCTACGATTTTGTGGACGATTTAAATGTTGATAACAAAACAATGCCTTATCTTTTAAAAATGGCTGATTTTAATAATTGCATTGGTAAAGATGGAAATGTATTAGAAGATACTTTAAAAGCAGCATTACAAAAGGTCGTTGATGATGTTCCAGGACTAAAAAAACAAGTGCAAGGAGTCGTTGGAATAACAGTTGGTGCTGACACTAATAATGGTACAAATTCAAATAATGGAGTATTTGATTTTGGATTTACTGGTGTAAGACCTAGAAAAAAATAAAAAAAATTGGAGGTAATTATTATGGCATTTGAAAAAACAGGATTAAATTATGCTAAAGAATATTCACAAGCTTTAGCTCAAGCATATCCATACACTTTATTTTTTGGTGCATTATGGAGTGCAGTAAAACCAGATGTTAAATTTTTAAGAAACGATACAGTAATTCTACCATCATTATCTGTTAAAGGTAGAAAAAATGGAGATAGGGATTCAATAGGTACTTTTGGAAGAAACTTCAATAATGATGAAGAACCAAAGAAACTAAAAACTCATAGAACATGGGATACACTTATCCATCCAAGAGATATTGATGAAACAAACCATGTTGCAACAATACAAAACATAACTAAAACTATGAATGAAGAGGAAAAATTCCCTGAAATGGATGCTGAAATGATCACAGCATTATATAAATTAAAAAATGAAATAGAAACTATTACTGAAGGCGATGTTCTTACATTAGCAAATGTATTAACAAAGTTTGATGCAATGATGGACAAAATGGATGAAAAAAGAGTTCCTGCAGCAGGAAGATTACTATATGCTGATACATATACAAAAACATTAATAGATACAGCAAAAGAAGCTGCTAGAAATCTATCAGCACAAGATACAACTGTTGCTAGATCATTAGACAGAATAGGAGAAGTTGAAGTAATTGGTGTTCCAACTACTGCAATGAAATCTGCATATAACTTTACAGATGATGGATTTGAAGTTGCTACAGATAAATATGAGTTAACTGCTGATACAGAAGTAGTAAGTGGAAAAACATACTACACAAAATCAGGAACTTCATATACAGCTGTTGAAAGCCCTGCAAAATCAGGATTAAATACTTATTATGAAAAAGTACAAGAAGCTGCAAAAGATGTAAAAATGATATTAGTTCATCCATCTGCAGTTATACCAGTAATTGCTTATGACTTTGCACAATTAGGTGCTCCAAGTTCATTATCACAAGGTAAATGGACATATTTTGAAGAGTCATTTGAAGATGTATTCATCTTTAATAAAAAACATGATGCTATTCAATTCTATGTAGAAAGAAAAGCGTAGGAGTTGATATTATATGAGTATATATGCAGATACAACTTATTATCAAAGCATATATAAGGGACAAACAATTCCTGATAATGAAATTGAACAAAAATTAAAAGAAGCAAGCGGACATATTGATACTTTGACTTATAATCGTATAGTTGGAAAAGGTTTTGAAAAATTAACAAAATTCCAACAGGATATTATAAAAGAAGTTGTATGTAAGCTTGCTGATTTTGAATATGAAAATGCTGATTTATTAAAGTCACCACTTAATAGTTACTCAATAAATGGAGTATCAGCAAGTTTTAATGCAAGTTGGAATGTTCAAATTCAAAATGGTATTGCTATACCAAAAGATAATTATTGCTTATTACAGCAAACAGGATTAACTTGTAGAAATGTGAGGTATTAGATGATATATCCAAGTTTAGTAAGAAAAAAAGATTGTAAAACAGACATTCATGTAATTTTATATGGAGAAAATACAACAGAAGATGGAGCTCCTGAAATTGTACTAGATAAAGATCTAAAATGTAATTATCAAGATAGTGCAAAAAGAGTTCTAACTACTGAAAAAGTAATAATTCAAATAAATGGTGTAGCTCTTTTTTACGAGGATTTTGCACCTGATATACCTGTTATATCTAGTGGAAAAGTTACTATATTTGGAGAAACACGAGAAATATACCAGGGAACAAAAGCAAGAAATCCTGATGGTACAGTCAATTATATTAAATTGGAGATACAGTAACAATGAAAGTAGTTTCTTCAAAAGTAAAATTAAATGTACCTAAAATAAATCAATTAAGTAAAGCATCTATAACTTCTTTAGAAAAGACAGTAAATGCCTTGCATACAGAAGTAGTAAATGCACAAGTAATGCCTTTTGATACTGGAAATATGCAGAATGATAATACTTATGAAGATTATTCTAATAGCAGTAAAGGAAAAGTTAGTTTAGTTACATCAACACCTTATGCTAGAAGAGTGTATTTTCATCCTGAATATAATTTCCAAACAAAAGAAAATCCAAATGCACAAGGAAATTGGCTAGAACCATGGATTAGTGGAAAAAATAAAGACTTTTGTAAAAAAGCTTTTGCTCAATTTTATAAAAAGGAGGCTGGCTTAAAATGAGTAATATATTAGGACTAGCAGATATAAGGGATTGGCTAAAAACTCTTAAAATAACTGCTGATGATAATTACTATATAGGAAAATTGAATAGTAAAAAAGATGAATCTATTGGAGTATATCAATTAAAAACTAGCAATGAAGCTAATGTCGCAATAGGCGGAGTTGATAATACAAAAATTCTAGAAAAATCAGTTAGTATTTTAATTCATTGGAATGCTAATGCAAAAGAAACAGAGCAGAAATCATTAGAAGTTTATAATAAGTTTTTAGAATCAAGAAACTTTGTTATAAACAATATAAAAGTGAATTATATAAGATTGCTTGTACCTGAACCAGTAGATGTTGGAACAGATAGTAAAAACATCTATGAAAGGGTTATACAAGCAATTTTTTATTATGAAAAAAAGGAGGTATAACCAATGGCAAATGTAACAAGTGGAGTATATCCAGTATTTGATAATGTATTTAAGATTGGTACAAAAGGTGTAGATTCAGAGGATGCAGATATGAAAACAATCGCAGATTGCGAAACATTTTCTTTGTCAATGGACAACAATGTTGAAGAATGGACACCTATGACAACCGAAGGTTGGATAAGAAGAATGCAAACAGGAAAAGGATTCTCTATAAGCATTTCAGGAAAAAGAAATGTTGGAGATGATGGAAACGATTATGTCGCTTCAAAATTGTTTGCAACAGGAAAAGCTGTTGAATCAAAATTTGAATGGGTATTTGCAGATGGTACAACTGTTAAATTCGATTGCTTAATTTCTGTAAGCAATGCAGGAACAGGCGACAGTACAAATGTAGCACCTTTAGAATTTGAGGTTATGTCAAATGGAAAACCAACTGTAACACCAGCAGCCTAAAATATTGCCTCAGTATTTATATACTGGGGCTTATTTTTTTTATTTAATTTTAGAAAAAATGGAGGAATTTAAGATGGCACAAATTGATATTAGTTCAAAATTAGGATTAGAAAAGTCAACAATAAAATTAGGAGATGGAAAAATCTACGAAGTAGATACAAGTGCAGATAATTATTTATTAGTTCAAGAAAAGATAAAAAATCAAGAATTTTCTATTGCAACAATGTACGAGATGATTGAAATGCTAATGGGAGAAGAAGCTTTAAAAGAAATAAAAAGTATGAAACTTACAATAAAAGGTTTAAAAGCAGTAGTAACAGCATTATCAGCAATTGTGAGTGAAGAAAGTTATGAGGAAATGGAGAAACGATTTCAATAATCCATCTACATACGATCCAGGATATGACTTGTTTGAAGATTGGGACTTAATTGCATCAAGCTTAAAAACACAATATGGTTACAGTGTAAGAAAAGAAATTAAAAATTTGTGTTGGGGGGAATTGAGTAGTGATATTGCAGGACTTAATGGAGATACACCTCTTGGAAATATAGTAAGAATTAGAAAAGAAAAAGATCCAGAGGTAATAAAGAAATTCACAGCCGAAGAAATGAAAATAAGAAACGAATGGCTAAATAAGTCCGCTTCACAAATAAGTACCGAGAATTATAAACAAGCAATGGAAGATATAAAAAATATGTTTAAAAATATGGCAAAGAAGTGAGGTGAGATGTTTTGAGTACAAATGTAGGAGAAATTGATTTAAGTTTAATTTTAAATAGTGATAAATTTAATTCACAATTAAAAAATGTTGACTCGCAAGCAGATAAAGCATCAACTAAAATCTCATCAACATTGTCTAAAATAGGGAAAGCTGTTGCAGTAGCTTTTTCAGTTACCGCAATAGTAAAGTTTGGTAAAGAATGCTTAAATGTAGCAACTGAAACTTCAAATGCTTGGATAGGACTAAACTCTATATTAACAGGGCAAGGAAAAAGTTTTTCCCAGGCAAAAAAGTTTATAAATGATTATATTGCAGATGGTCTAGTACCATTAAATAATGCAGTAGGTGCATATAAAAATTTAGCATTAAGAGGATATAGTTCTGATCAAATACAGAAAACTATGAATGCCTTGAAAAATAGTGCAACTTTTGCTAGACAAAGTACATATAGTTTAGGCGATGCAGTACAGACAGCAACAGAAGGTTTGAAAAACGAAAATTCAGTTGTTGTAGATAATGCAGGTGTAACCAAAAATGTTGCAAAGATGTGGGAAGATTATGCAAAGAAAATAGGAAAAACTACGAATAATTTAACACAAGCAGAAAAAATCCAAGCAGAAGTAAATGGAATATTGGAAGAAACAAAATTCCAAAGTAATGATGCAGCACTTTATGCAAATACTTATTCAGGCAAGATTGCACAATTAAATTCAGCTTTTACAAATATGAAAACAGCAATAGGAAATGCAATACAACCTTTAGCAAAATTGTTTGTACCAATAATTACTACAGCAGTAAATGCAGTAACAAAGCTGTTCACAGCACTTTCAGGCTTGTTATCATTGTTTGGATTAAAAGCTGATAGTGTAGAAACTGTATCAAATGGAATAGGAGATTTGTCATCAAACGCAGGTCAGGCATCTGATGCTATTGATGGAGTTGGAGATAGTGCAAAAAAGGCAGGAGATAAAGCAAAAAAAGCTTCTAATAATTTGGCAGCATTTGATAATTTAAATGTATTGCCAAAAGACACAGATAGTTCAAGTAGTTCTGATAGCTCAAGTGGTGGTTCTTCAGGATTAACGGACTCATTAGATGTGTCAAGCACAATAAAAGAAGATACATCAGCATTTGATGGCTTAATGGGAAGAGTAAAAGAATTAGCAAGTATTTTTAAAGAAGGATTTAATATAAGTTTTGGAAATACAAATTTTGACGGAATAATACAACATTTAACTAATATAAAAGATACTATAATAGATATTTGGACTGATCCAAAAGTTGTTGGTGCAGCTAATAATTGGGTTCAAACATTGCTATTTACATTAGGGCAAGCAACAGGAGCAGTAGCAAGAATTGGTGTGAATTTAATAGAAGGTTTTGTTGGTAGTATAGATAAATATTTATCACAAAATGTAGAAAGAATAAAAAGCTTTATAATAAATATGTTTAATATTTCAAGCAAAGACTTGAAACTAACAGGTAATATGTGGCAAGCTTTAGGGGAAATATCAGATGTATTTAAAGGTGATACAGCAAAGCAAATTGGAGCAGATATTATTGCTATGTTTGCAAATCCTTTTATGAGTGTTGTTCAATTGTGTTCAAAATTCGCATTAGATGTAAAGGGAATATTGTTCCAACCAATTATTGATAATGCAGAAAAAATAAAAACTACATTGGAAAATGTAATGAAACCAATTCAAACATTTACAGGAACTTTAGCACAAGCAATGACTTATGTTGGCGATAAATGGAATGAAGTTTACGATCAACATATACATCCTTTAATGGAAAGTATAAAAACAGGGTTAAGTGATACTTTTGGAAAGTTTTTAGAAGTATATAACACTTATGTAGTTCCATTTTTACAAAATCTTGCAAATAATTTTAATGATTTATGGAATACACATTTAAAGCCTTTTGTAGACAATGTAGCAGGACTAATAGGAAGTATTGCTGATGCAATAAAGGTATTGTGGGAAAATTGGATTAAACCTCTTGTGGATTGGATTATTCAAAATATTATTCCTGTTTTAGTTCCTATCTTTGAAAGTATATGGAATACAATTTCAAGTGTATTTGGAGCCATTGCTGATACAATAGGAGGAATAATACAAACATTTAAAGGACTAATAGATTTTATAGTAGGAATTTTTACAGGAGATTGGAACAAAGCTTGGGAAGGAATAAAAACCTTCTTTACTGGAATATGGAATGCAATTAAAGGTGTTGTTTCAATAGTGTGGAATGCAATAAAAGGAATTATAGAAACAGCTGTAAATGTTATAAAAGGAATTATTACGACTGTATTTAATGCTATAAAAAGTATAATCTCTAATATTTTTAATGCTGTAAAAAATACTGTAACCAATATTTGGAATGGTATAAAAAACAATATTATAAATTCAGTAAATAACATAAAAAACGGAATAATAAATGCTTTTCAAACAGCATACAACAAGATAACTTCCATATTTAGAAATATTGGAAGCTTTTTTAGTGGAGTATGGAATGGAATTAAAAATACATTTAGTGCACTAGGAACCAAAATAGGTGATGCAATTAGTGGAGCAGTAAAAGCAGGTATTAATGGTCTTTTAGGAATGATAGAAAGAACTGTCAATGGATTTATAAATATGATAAATGGGGCAATAGGAGTAATCAATGCGATTCCAGGTGTAAATATTTCTAAATTGAATACTTTAAATGTTCCAAGACTTGCTGAAGGTGGATATGTAAAAGCAAATACACCTCAACTTGCAATGATTGGTGATAACAAACACCAGGGCGAGGTTGTTGCACCTGAAGATAAAATGCTGGATATGATTCTTACGGCATTGAAAATGTTTAAAGACCAAGATAGTAGTAATCAAAACAAAGATGGCGGAAAAGAAATAGTATTGAACTTTAATGGAACTTTAGCACAATTGATTAGAGTTCTAAAACCTGAACTTGATAGGGAGAATATAAGAAAAGGTGACAAATTGATATTAGGAGGTGCAAATTAATGGAAGAAAAATACGACTTTATAGTTATAGATGGAATAACATTTAATATTGGTGTTTTTGCAGATATAAAAGAAGCAGCAGACTTTTTAGATAAATATGCAAATAGAACAGAAGATGGAGATTTAAAAAGAGAGCTGATAGGTGTATATTTCAATTTTTCTGATATTAAATTTGAACCTCAAACTGATGATAATTACGAAGAATATGAAAGACTATGGAATAAATTATCAGAACCAGAGGAGTTTCATCAGATTAAAATTGCAAATTTTGAATTTAAAGCCTATTTTAGCAATGTATCAAGAGTTATATGTGGTTATAAAAATAATAGAGCATATAGAAAAGATATGACAGTAAACTTTACGGCTAAAAAGCCAGCAAGGAGTTGATAGTTTATGAAAACAAAAGCTCAAATTGTATTTGGATTTATTGATGTTACAGCAAAAAAAGATAGTCAATTAACTGTCAATGATAAGCAAGACTTTGTAGATTTGAATGATCTAAAGCAGAATGATATAGAAGAAACAAAATATGGAACTTGTGAAAAAAATCAATTTGCTTTAGATGGAACTTTTGAATTGATGCCTGATGTCTTGGATAATATGTGCTTGTGGTCTAATAATATGAGCAATAGTAAAGGTCTTTTTGAAAAACCACCAATATTAGAAATAAATTTTACAAAGCTACATAGTAGTTTGGGATTAACATTTTTATTTAGTAAAGCAGGAGACTATTGTAATCATTTAAATATAACCTATTATGATAAAGATAATCAATTGATAAATGAAGCAGAGTTTTATCCTGATAGTTACAAATATGTATGTAATAATGTTGTTGAAAATTATCAAAAAATAGTAATAATATTTTATGGTACAAACAATCCTTGCAGATATTTAAAACTATATCAAATACAATATGGTGCAGATAAAATATTTGAAGGCGATAATTTAATGAGTGCAAATATACTTGAAGAAATGGATCTATTAAGTTCAGAGGTAAGTATAAACACTTTGGAATTTACAGTTTATTCTGCAGATGATGAGTTTAACATCATAAATCCTACTGGATTTTATAGCTTGCTTCAAGAAAGACAAGCTTTTAAAGTAAAAGAACTACTGCTAAAACAAAACAAGGAAATAGACATGGGAACATTCTATCTTGATACCTGGAAAAACAAAGATCATAAAATAATGCAATTCAAAGCAATAGATTTAATTGGAATTATTGACAAGACTGACTTTTATGGGGGTATGTATGTTAATGCTAATTTTGAAGATATAATCAAAGAAATAATGACTTCTGCAAAGGTTGAAGATGAGAATTATGAAATACAAGAGAATTTAAAGAAAACTAAAATGACTGGCTATATTCCAGTTTGTAGTCATAGAAAAGCTTTACAACAACTTGTATTTGCAATAGGAGCAGTAATCGACTGTAGTAGAAGTGACAAAATAAAAATATATACATTAATAGATAGAGAAGATAATAATACCATAGAACAAACTAATATATTCCAAGGAACAAAAACTGTTGAACAGAACGATATTGTTACACAAGTTACTATGACAGCACACAATTATATTAAAGGCACTGAACAAGAAGAAGTCTACAAGGGAACATTAAGTGTTGGAGAAAATAGAGTTTTATTCGATAAGCCTGTTAGTAATATATCATGCACAGGAGGTACAATAAAAGAATACAATTGTAATTATGCTATTATAACTTGTACAGCAGAAAAAGAAGTCATAGTAAATGGTTATAAATATGAAGATAATGCACAGTCGATAACTGTTCAGTCAGATGATATAAATGTATCTAATAAATCAAATACACTAAAAATAGAATCAGCTTATTTTATAAATAAAGATAATGCACAGACTATTGCTAAAAAAGTATTGGATTATTATAAAAATACATATACAACAGGTTTTGAATTTATTTTACAAGAAGAAAAATTAACTGAAGATGTTGCAATAGAAAGTGATGACTTCAGCAGACAATTAGTTGGTCATATAAAAAAGCTTGATATTGACTTAACAGGTGGATTTATAGCGAATGGAGAAATAAATGCGAGAGTAAGACTATTGACAGTACAAAAAGAGGTAAATTTAAGTGTTGATATAGGTTCAATGTTAATAAGGAATAGTTATATTCAATTAGTAAGCAAAGGAGATGAAAGCAATGGATGATTTAATATATGATAGAGTATTAAGTGATGTTGAAAATGCCCTTAATAATCCTGGTGATAGTTCGAACTTAAAAGGAAGTTATAATTATACCGATTTAAATAGAGTGGAAAAATGGTGTGAATACCTAAAAGATATTTTATCAAAATACGGATTTGCTGAAACTTTAATAATAAAAACTAATTGGAATATGAAAGATTATCCTACAAGAACACAAATTGATAGAATAAGACATAATATTGATAAATTAAAAGAATTTTGCTATGGAATTATTACAGATTCAATAATTTACAACAATACTATGAATTATGAACAAGCAAACATTCTTGAAAAAATCCTATATGATATAGACAAATATTTCAAAGAAATGAATATTATATTAGAATTGCCTTATAATTTTGGAACAACATTAATTCGCAGAAACTATTTTGAATTGCCTATAAATACAGATACAATGACAGTGGAACATGAGATCCCTACAAATTATAATGTGGGGATTTTATTTGTGAATAGAAAATATATAAAATTATTAGTAGAGGAGGAGTAATAAATGGCTTATAGTACAACTTATATAACAACACAAGGAGCAATTTTAGCAGCTAAAACATTGCAATCAAAAACAATATCATTTTCAAAGTTTGCAATAGGTAGTGGAGAAATTGCTGATCCAAGTGTAGAAAACATAAAAGCTTTAACAGGATTAGTAAGTTCAAAACTTAATTTTGACATAACAAAAATTAAGAGAGAAACAGATACACAAGTAACTGTTAGAGGATTATTCAAAAATACTGATGCTGAAGAAAGTTTTTATTTAAGAGAATTAGGATTATTTGCTATTGATCCTGATACACAACAAGAAATATTATTTGCATATATAAATTTTGGAACAGAGGCAGAATATATAAATAATTCTATAACAGAAAAGAAAGAGCATTACTACGATATGATAATTACAGTAGATAATGCAAACAATGTAACAATTACAATAGATCCAAGTACAGTATATGTTAATGAACAGGAATTAAATGAAAAAGCTGAAGAATTAACGGAAGATTATACAGGAAAAATAAATTCTTTAAAGCAAATAGTAGTTGCTTCAAATGCAGGAGCACACAATGCAATTTATAGAGGAAAAGATATAACAAGTAAATTTTATGATGGCACTTTATCACAACAAATTGCAGCAGGTACTTTTGATGATATTTTCATAGGTGACTATATTATAGGTCAGACAAGTGGAAGAAAATATCTAGTAGCTGACATAAATTATAGACTACACATGGGAGATACAGAGTGTACGAAACCACATATACTTATGATACCTGAAAGAACAATGGGAAATGAACAAATGAATACATCCAATGTAACTACAGGTGCTTATGTTGGTAGTGCAATGTACAAAACAAATTTAACAAAATATAAAACTGTAATAAAAAATGATTTTGGTTCAAATCATATATTAAAACATAGAAATCATTTTCAAAATGCAGTAACCAATGGATATGAATCAGGTGGAACATGGTATGATTCAGAAGTAGATCTAATGAATGAGACTATGGTATATGGAAGCAATATATTTAAAAACTGTTTAAATGGAAGTAACATACCTAATAATTATACAATTGATAAGTCTCAATTATCATTATTCAGATTGAGACATGATTTAACAGTTGCACTAAATGATAGTGGCGGTAGACAATGGTACTGGTTAAGAGATGTTGTTTCTTCTGATGTTAACAGCAGTGGCGATGCTGACTACGGCAACGCTTCGAGCTCTGGCGGTGTTCGTCCTGCTTTCCTAATCGTGTAATCAGACATCAGACAGGGCTTTATGCCCTGTCATTAAAATTAGCTGTTTTCTAATATAGTTAAAATTATAAAAAAAGTGTGATATGATTTTTAGCGAAAAATTGAAAAAGGAGTAATAGTATTATTAGTAATGTCAGATATAAAGAAAAGCGAAAGAACCGAATCAAAATTAGAAGTAATACATGGTGCT